CGGCAATCTCAGCTTTATTCTGCTTATTGAAAAGCAGCTTTTCGACGAGAACATCGATCAAACTGACGTTCATAATCAAACGCCAGCTCTTAGTTTTCTTCTTACGTAATGGGTGGGGTTCATTCTTTACAAACAACCGCACCATGTCAGCGTGCGGTCTACCATTCACATGGTCGATCACACGCGACAGGACGGTCTTGAACAGCGACATGGGCGCTTGCTCAAACACATCTTTGTTACTCGCGTATCCAAGTCCATACAATGGGTATCCGGGGTTAGCCTTAGGATTGGTTAACTCCATCGCATACACGAATTGCGTCTTGAAATAGCGGTAACCCTTACGGGTCAGCCTCAACTCATTGCTAGAGGCCATTAACGGCGTTTCGAGAGAGCAAGGATCTACAGACTCTCGGGTTTTCTCAAACCACTGATGAGTGTAGATATTAACTTTCTTTGAGGCTCTGACAAAGAGGCCCACACCTGGTTGCCTGGTGCGGGGGTATGTTTGGGCGAAGTGCTCCGACACTCCTCTGAAGCGCGCTTTAAGGGCGGCCGTCCAGGTCGAGGGCTGGGCACCTTTGGTGCGTCGTCCTGCTTGGTACCTGAGACTGTCAAGCTGCGCTGCGGCGGTTCTGGGGGGCCAGCAGAAAGCGTCTTTGGCAACAAAGTCGTTTTCCGGCGGTTGCGTCGTTTTCGCCTTCGACGACGGGAACCTGACTTCCGTTCTACCGAGGTATCTGAGCCCAGCAATGAGCTCTTCTTTTCCATCGGGGAGTTGGCAGCCGATATTGTCGTCTGTAAAGATTGGGTCGTCTCCTGAGAGGAGATCGACTCCGTTGTCGGGGATTTTGATAGCGGCACGCACCCGGTCGACGTGCCCTTCCCAAAATCCAAGGAATCCTCATTGGGATTAGACACGAGCTCGGTGTTCACTTTCTTCTCACTCTCGGCCTCAGGGACTGGTTCCGCTGGAGGTTGGGGTAAGAAAGCGAACCCGGTTTCCAAACCCTGTTCCACTGGAGCGGGGCTCGACGGTGGGGTGGGTGGAATAACGTGTTTCTTCTCTTCCTTGGGGGGATTGCTGTTGTTAGCCGGCTGTGCTAGTTCGTCCTGGGCAAATACTGATGGCATACCATCGTAGCCATAGCCACCGAACTGATTCGCATAGTCGGGATGTTCCTCCCACGAAAACTGTTCACGGTCGTCATCGACCGGATAGTCTTCGTAAGAGATGGGGCGAGAGGTATATTTCTTGCCCTCAAATAAGTCCTCATCACGGGTGCGATGGAACTTATACTCCCGATCTCCAGCATACATAGTGAACTCAATGTCCTCGAGGTCTTCTCCATCCGGGAGTTCAAAACCTGGGTCGTGGTTGGCGTTCCTGTATTGCTCGTACTGCTCTCGTTGAGTGCAGGAGTTATAATTCGGGGTTTCATCCATTGCTAACGTCTTTAATAGAGTCTCAGTATTCGTGACCCGGAGCAGCGAGGGAACAACCGTGAAGTAGTTCCGTTTCCTCTCCTTGTCGCCCGTAGTATGAACTCCGTAAACGGAAATGTGCTGTCCGCTAATTCGCATTACCGGTGAACCAGAAGCGCCCCCCGCATCTGGAGTCGTTGCTGTATGCAAAGCTCGACAGTTGGGGATGTTGCGCTGTGAAAGTCCATCAGCTCTGCGCCAAATAACATTCATACCTGAAGTGGGCTCCACGTGATACACTACGATGTTCTGTCGAAGGCCCGGACTCTCATCCATGTTCAAGGCTTTAACTTGCCAAACACTTCCGCATGTGCGGGGGGCTTCAAACAGGATAACATCGCTGTCACTGGGGCTGGAATACAATGCGACTCTCAATCCCTTGGGGATTGCAAAGTCAGTGCAAATTCCGTTGTTGTCACGCACTCGAACGAAAATAGGTCCATTGGATTGGTCCTGTAAACGCTTGATTACGTGAGCTGCAGTCATTATGTAAGTCTTCTTCTTGCCAGCCATGGTACATCTGACGAGAGATCCAATTCCATAGATCTCATTGACGAGTGACTTTGAAGGACTAGTGTGAAGAACAAATAGTCCTTTTGGCCAGAAGGCAGTTCCACAAGTGCGGACGTTGCTTCCTGGAACGGTGCATTCATCAGCGACACCGGGAGGGCCGCTTTTCTCATCTTTGTTCGCGCGAGCTGACGTAGCTAAAAGGTTAAACTCAGGCATCGTTGGATACACCTGATATTCAAAACCTTGAAGGTTAACGCGAAGGTGAGGGGCCGGTGTGTAACAAAGAGTTCCTGTAACGGACCTCAATTTGGAACGGCACGGCGTTGAACGCAACACCTTGTAGCTCATATGCACTCTATGACAAAACCCAAAACACTGCTGTGGCATGTTACGGGCTTTGTAGCCAAGAACTGGGACTATAACGCATAAGATTATAATTTCAATAAGGAAATAGACATCTGCCTGACTTCCCCGGAACCTCCACTCACAGGAGTGCTGGTAGTTGGTTCCGTCGTTCACAAGAGCGCCTACCCTATCTGAGGGAGGAAAGTACGTAGTACGTTCGGCGCAATTGTTCTCGAATAACCGATTAAAGTTTTCATCTTTAAACAGGTTCCATAATCCAAGCGACACGGAGAGCCAGGAGATTCCCGCCAACAGGGCCAGCCATAGGAAGGCGGCCGCATACTGGAAGTATTTCTTCAACTGAATCCGCGCCGGCCTCGTGTCAATTGTAAAAGGAACTGACTCGGGGGCCAGTTCCTGGTACAAGGCACTGAGGACTGCACTAAGAGGGTTAATCTTCTTAACCGCCGAAGCAGCCGACCCGTTGTCACGGGAATTTTCATCTCCTATAACCGCCACATAAGGGCGTTCTAAAGAAGGACGGATGTCACGAGGTGGATGAGGCTCCATCTGATAACAAACAAATATATAAAAGACAAAAGAAAC